CAGAATTCGCGTGAACGAAGAATGATTTCCGAGCATGGGTTGGTTCCAAAATCGTGATTTGGATCTCGTCGGCCGAACTTCTCTGCCTGTCTCTTAGAAGCAGTTCTAGAGAAGATGCCACGTTCGCCAGAGCGCGACTCGTATAGGGAAATCCATTCGCGCATGAAGATGCCGACTTCAGGTTTTTCTTTACCGACGAAAGAGTTGTTTGCAAGAGCGCGTTGAACATTCTCTTTCCACCAGTCACCACTCTTCGCGCCACGCATTCTATCATCACTAAGGTCCGATAGAGAGATAAGAGCAGACCTACGCACACCACCAACCACAACAATTTCGGCAATCTTACAAACAACATCATGTGCCTCCAGAGTAGTCAAACGGCGCCCGGCCGCCTTCTTGAATGTAGCAACAGTAAACTTGAACAAGTCTTCAAGGGGACCAGGACCAGAAGCACGGCCACCAAATGTCTTGAGTGGTGCGCCAGCAGGTCTAACCTTTGAGACGTCCCACTTGGGTATCTGTCCTGCGTAAAGAAGATGAATCAGTTCCTTGAGTGCCTTGGCCCAACCCAACTTCGAATCAGCAACCTGGATGGTCGTATCGGTGGGGAACATCTCATCAGGAATGACGGGGAGTTGTTCAACATACTTGGACTCTACAGAGAATCCAACACCAGTGCCGTTCATGAGAATGTAAAGAATCTCATCAAACGAACGTGGATTGTCTACAGCAACATACGAACAGTTATATCCAGCAACGTTCTCACGGCGCAGTGCTTCACCAGCAGTCATGAGGCAACGCATGGACGGCATGATATCGAGGTTGAGGACCGCCTGTTCAAGTTCCTTGCGTTCATCGGCAGTAACAGTATACCCGGTGACCTCCTTGATGTGTTCATCGAAGAAGTTGAAGAACCTTGCTACGGTCTCATCCCAGTTCTCTCTACGATTCTCATCCCACATCCATCTGGCATATCTACTCTTGTGAATGAACTCTTGATAGAGGGTGGGTAACATGTTACTGCCTGACATTTTTCTTTTTCCTTTTATTCGTAGTTTACTGTAATGTTGAACTTCTAAGTTTACTATATACTAAGAAGCATGGAGATTGTATCATGGGCATCTACTTATATAAGAAAACCCACAACAAAACTGGTCTAAAGTATCTCGGCAAAACCGAGAAGGATCCTTTCAAATATAAAGGATCAGGTAAGCGATGGAAGGCCCATCTAAAGAAACATGGTAATGATGTGACTACCGAAGTTCTTGGTGTGTATGAAACGATTGAAGACTTCCGTGAAGATGCCATACGCATATCGGAAGAACTCGACGTTGTGTCTTCTAATGAATGGGCAAATCTCAAAATAGAAGAAGGTGATGGTGGTAACACAGCACGGTTCATAGATTACTCCATTCTCAATAGAGGTAGAGGACTAACATATGAAGAACGATATGGAGAAATCAAAGCCAAAGAACTAAGAAAAGTTCGTTCTTCCACACTGGGTAAGAAATCAGCATCAAGAAAAGGTAAAACGCTGGTTGATTTATATGGTGAAAAGAGAGCGGCAGAAATCACAGAAGCAAATCGCACCAAGCATGTGGGTAAAGTTACTCCACATTCGGATGAAACAAAACTGAAAATCTCTGCGGCCCGCATGGGTTACAAATCTCCTAGGGTATGCTGTGTTTTATGTCGTAAAGAAATAGGTATGAACAACTTCACTCAGCATCAAAACACCCACTCAAAGATGGGAACTGCTCAAGTATAATCGCCTTACATTGTTCTGCGATAAGGCGATGCTCCTTCTGGGTTCCTTTTTCTGTTCTAATCTGGATGTAATGCAACCAGGAGCGGAGACTGCCACTCATATACATGCGGCTCATAGTAAGACCTTCAGGCAGCACGACACGGGCCTGTTCTTTAGCCACGCCGTGTTCAATACCCCACTGATATGCTTCTTTAGCAGCAGCCAATACCTGTTCTTGGCGTAGAATCCAACGTTCTGTAAGTTCAGCATCACTGGTCTCAATGCTGTTCTGACGGTTCTTCTGATCCTGCAAACGTGCTTCTCTCGGGGGATGCATATCCAACACAGCAGCATAACGCTGGCTGAACTCTTGAAACGAGAACGAACGATGACGAAGTATCTGACGGCCGATATCGCGGGTGGTCTGAATTTCAAGCACAATGTTCACAGTTTCAAAGATTGACCAATGCTTATTCTTCACACAATAGGTCAACAACTTCTCTGCCGTTTCATTATTCAACTGATTGCTCGGATTAGACACTCTAGCACAGTAAGCAATAAACTGTTCTGGAGTTTCTACTCCTGCAATCATCGGCTTGGTCATAGCCACAAGTTTCACACTATTCATATTATACTTCCTGATATGTCTTTGCAAAAATGTTCGGCTTGCAAGGGTAGAACTCACCTTCTACACCCTTGATGACCCAATCACCGGTGGATGCTTCCATCACACCTTCTTTTGTCTTGATCCAGATTGTCGGTGGGTTGGTCTGGTAACCTGTTTCTGGGTTGTTGATCCACTCTTCAATGTCCAATACGGACTTGGCATCTGTCAACTGCATTGCTTCAATCGTCACAGGTCTCTTACGAAACTTTCTCACTAAATTTTCTTCCATCTATCAAACTCCAACTTTGCTCTCAGTCCGTCGAACGTATTTCTATCTATGATACTTTGGATCTCTGAAGGTGTCGCTCCTGTCAGAATCCAGTCGTTTATGTCTTTTGCCACTATATCTTGTGGCCAAATAAAAATATATTCTCCAAGTTTTATCGTCTTGTCCATCTGTCGAACAATCTCGGGGTTCCTCGGTTCATTGTCGTGAATGAATATATAGTCACGGTTTCCGAGCATAAGAGAGACATTATACAATGAACTATCCATGGTTGCAAGAGAATTCTGCAAGAACAGTGAATCAATCGGTCCTTCCACAACATAAATTCTCTTATTCAGATCAACTCTATCAAGTCCATAGACTTTCAGGAATGAATCATCCATTTTGACTGTGATGTACTTTACCTTGGAATCACCAATAGCACGACCTTGAAAACCGATAAGGTTCTTGTCTTGATCATAGAAGGGGAATACAATGCGTGACTCATCATACAGTGTCTTCTCATAGTCTGGAAGCATTTCCAGAACGAATGACTTGAAGTTTTCAGCATAGTATATATCATTGAACCTATCACGCGGAATCTTTCGCTTGAGTAGATACTGCTTGGCAATATGTGTTTCTGGAAGAGATGCGATAGAAGGAAGACTGATATCTGTCCGTTTCTTGAAGACGGGTTTTGTCTTGGCAAGAGAGAAGTCTGGTTTGGGCACATTACCAGCATTGTTGTCCTTGTATCTTTCCATCTGGTACTCAGAATAGAGTGATCTATCCGTTACCTTGAGGAAGTTACCGAAGGACATACTTGTTCCACAGTTATGGCAGGTAAAGAACAGGTCTGACTTGCGACGATAGATGTATCCTCGCATTTTGGACTTGTTTGTGTGCGAATCACCGCAAATGTTACATCTGAAATTCCACAGATATTCACTCTTTTGGTGGAACTTTTCCAGTTTCGGCGCCAAAAGCATGATGTATTTTCTATCGATATAGAGGCTCATAACATTTCCAGTTTACTAAATATCACCACAGATAGGGCATGGATACAGATGATCTACAGTATATACAAGATTACAAACAAAGTCAACAACAAAGTTTACATTGGTTTCACACAGAATGTAGACAAAAGATGGAAGAATCATAGTAGATCGGAATACAATAGACCTCTCTACAATTCCATACGCAAGCATGGAATAGACAATTTCACGTTTGAGATTATCTATCAATCCAAAGATAGAGAACACACATTGGTGGAAATGGAACCATTCTTTATTGAGGAATACAACTCATACAACAATGGTTACAATTGCGTCAAAGGTGGATTGAATACCAATACAGATGAGATGAGACGGTTGAGTTCAGATCGAATGCGTAAAAACAATCCGATGAAGGTATTGAAGACCAACAGGGGTACATTTCAAAAGGGACATAAACCAAATATCACAAAGGAACGAAACGAAAAGATCAGGCAGTCAAAACTCGGTAGCAATAACCACAACTTCAATAATCCTAATGCGGCAGCACCACTCAATACTAAAGTGACGTGTGAGGTGTGTGGTAAAGAAACCAATAAAGGTAATTATGTTAGGTGGCATAAAACAAGATGTAATGCCACCTAGTTGTGAATAGATGGCATTATACACGAATGGTCAGAAAAGTCAACTGGAACGTTGCTTCCAGTCTCGCTTTTTCTTTGCTTGTTTCTTTGCTTTCCACAACCACAGTTTGGGACTGTCTGGTGTGTTTCCTTTTACCATTTGAAGGGCAGATGCTTGCCCTGCCTTGGCAACAGCAACATGCTGGTCTTTTTTACTCTTACCGCGGTAAGCATCAGCAACACCCTTATTGGTAAGGATCTGAAGTCCTTTCAAGGAACCTTTACCAGCAAGTTCTCGTATCTGCTGGAGGTTTTCGAGGAATGTTTCTTTAGGGCCCAACGGAAGACCTATCATGTTCAAGTTTTATGTTCTTCTCAATGATACTGTCAAGTTTGTTTTCCATACGATCAAGTCTTCGGTCAAGGACCGAAGTATGCTGCTCGAATGAGTTTTGTTCAACATACTTGTCATCAACGAACTGCATGTATTCAGCAAGTTGTTCTTGTAACTTGAGTGTGGTAGCATACTGATTCTGTAGCCAGATGCCACCAAACGTCAAGGCAAGTCCAATGACAATTGCCCACATTCTTTGCTCTAGTTTTGATACAGTTGAATCTGCCATGTTATCCCATTTTTCTTTGACTTCTTTTATCATGGCAAATGTTCCTTTGTCACACTACTATTTAGTTCTTCTTGCCGTTGACATTGACGTTGACTTTTACCTTGGGGGTATTGATGCGTTCTTGTCTTTCCTGCTTTTCCATGACGCGAGAACCAAACCAGAAAGTTACAATGGTTGCGAACAGGGCAGCGGTTTCTTGATCCCAGACCGCAGTCAACATTGTAGGAATGTCTGCACCGGTCTTGATCATTGTGTATGCCGCCGCGGTCTTGACTCCGACGAACAACATCCAGAATGTGTATGTGATTACCGGCCGAACAGAAGCGCGTAGTGCGTTAATAAACTTTCCACCATCAAGAGACTTATCATGATCAAGAAGAGATTGTCTCTCGACAGCATTCGCCTTGATACTCTCAAGATCGAACTGGATGTCGGCATGACGTTCAGCAGCGTCAAGCTTGATTTTGGTGAGTTCGATTTCATACTTAATCTCCTGCTTACGCTCAAACATTCTCACAATGGTGGGCAATAAACTGCCCAGAATACCGAGGATAGGTGATAGCAATGCTAACATGATTTACCTCATTTGTTCTCAGTAGTTGTATTAGATGTTTCTACTTTGGTGATCTTTTCTTTGCCTCTGGTCCAGGCAGATACACCGATGATCGCTGCCATGGACATATGATAGAATCCAGATTCTCTCAGGGTCAGTGGCACCCATGGCACATAGACACCGCCAGACCACTTGAAGTATGCCATAGTCATGAGAGGTGCTATGATGAAATCAAACAGGCACACCGCAAGATACTGATATGCCATTGCTGGGCGCCAGTATTGCTTGATCCAGGATTCTTCTTCCATGTTACACCATCATTCGGTTGAGTGTATCTGTGTCAATCTCACCTGTTACTGGCAGACCAAGTTGTGACTGGAAGTTCTTTACAGCATTCTCGGTTGCGAGGTCATAGTTATCATCATCTGTAATCTTGTATCCCTTACGAATCAACATATCCTTCAGATCATTGATGTAAGGTGAGTTGTCCCCAAGATTGGCGACCACGATAGGTGGAATGATGGGGTTGATCGGTGGGGGAGGCATATTGCTCAAGTCCAGAACCGGATACTCATCCAGCACAACCACTGGAGGTGGAGGTGCAACAACCGGAGGTGGAACAGGCACAGGAACAGGTGTTGGTGTGTCGAACTTTATGTTCTTTGGTATCACACTCTTTGCTTTTGCCAAGTAGTTCTTGCGATCTTCGAATCCGTTGTATCCACCATTGATACGCTTGGTGATTGTCTTCACATCATCAGCATCAGCAAACTTGTTCAGGCCTCTTGACTTCCAATACTCAAGTGCGGTCAGGACGGATATCTTGTGTGTCTCTGCCAGTTCTGGGTTGTTCTCAAGATCGACTCCTATCTTCTGTCCTATGACGCGATAGTTGGCACGACCAGTCAACTGAAAGATGCCACGACCCTTGTATCTCTTGCCGTCACCTTGTCTAACATTACCCAAGTCTTTGCGATTTTCATATTTGATACCAGAAGCATACTCTTCCAGTGTCTTGAATGAGTCTGATTCGTGTGCTGCTTGAGCAAGGAAGTGGACGATACGAA